TTGATCCCTACACTAAGGTTCGCGGTGGTCATGCTGTTCTCACTTTTGCTGTCGAGCGATGTGCTTCATCTCTACCCGATCCAACTGCTGAATCAGAAAGAGGTACTTCAACTTCATATACGGTACTTCAATCCCGGCGATGTTGAGGTAGGCCTCTACCTCACTCACCTGTATCGGCTGCGGGCCTGCCTCGCTCCATAAACGGGAAGAGCCCAGATAACGAAAAGCATCCAGATATTTGATGCAGTCGTTTCTGAGCCCTGGTCTCCCAATGTCAGCGGGGTGGGGTACGCCGGTGTCTTCCTTTACCAGCTTGAAAAACTTTTCACTTGCACCCCACTCCAATTGCCAAGCAAGGTAGGCCGTCAGGCTTTTCCCTGCTCTTCGGTCTCCTTGAACTTGAAGGCGGAGACATCGTCAGCGAACTGCGCCACAGTCTTGCGGAAGTCCTTCACCGCCAGTAGCTTCTTGGCGTTGGCGACGTTGTACTCCAGCACTTCACCCTTGAAGCTGATGTCTTCCCAACCAAGCAGGATGGTCTCAGCGAGGACGGAGATCATGATTTCTTCCGACAGCTTGTCAGCCGCGTCGTCGTTCAGGTCCAGCGCCTTCTTGTTGCGCTCGACCGCCTTGGTCAGCATCTTCCCGTACTTTCGATTGCCGGAACGGGCAACCAGAACACGGGCGCCGCCGCCGATCTGGAACCACGTACCGTTTTCCTCGAGGGTTTCATCGGTAGCGAACTGGGCAAAAATATCAAGAGCCATCTAGGGTACTTCCTTTCTTAGTGAGGGTTTGTTGGAGGGCCGAAGCCCTCCAGTAAAACTTAGGTAGCAGCGCCGACGCGGAAGATCGAGAACGTCTTCTGGTACGTTGCGGAGGTTGCGGTGTTGTCCATCAGGGCGGTGAAATCAAGGGACAGCATGTTGTCCTGATCGAGACCTCCCGCATTGACCTTCGCCGCCGTGTACTTCATGCGCGGGAAGACGAAGACGTAGCCGTTGCCTGCGTTGTCCTGAACCGGGATCGCCAAGGAGGTCTCGGTGTTATTCAGGAACTTGTTGTACATGGTCTGGTCGGCGAAATAGACTTCCAGCTTGCCAGAAGCCTTGATCGTGCCAGCGGCGACACCTGCGTTACCAAGGACGCCGACAGCATCCTGACCGCGCAGCGAGTTGTCGATGGTGATGTCCGCCGACTTGATGTAGGTCGTCGCGGTGATCGAGGAACCGCCTTCGAGAATGTCGAAGACGCCACGAACGGCGTTGGCCGGCGAGTACCCATTGGAGGCGACCACGGTGCCCATGCCGGTCGCCTGAGCGAGTGTCATGCCCTTGCCCATGAAGTCGACGGTGCCGGTGATGATGCTGCCGACGCCGATCTTCAGGTCCAGCTTCGAGGCAATCATGCCGGTGTATTGGCGATACTGGCCGACGTCGAGGTGGCCGGCTTCGATGGAGTACGACTTCATCGTGTTGCCGTTGACCAGCCGCGAAGACGAGATCATCGCTCCGGACAGCGAGGCACCAGCAATCGTGGTGTTGATCGGGGTGGCGGCGTCAAGCGTGATAACCGTGGAGGTCGGGGCAGTCGTGCCATCGACGCGGAAGGCGCGGCCGTAGAAGTAGGCTTTGACCGTGGCGGAAGCGCCGGCTGCCGGGATGATCGAAATCCACTGGCCCTTCTGGAGCGTAGTGAAAGCGTCGTTGCCGGTCGGCGCAGCGCCAGCAGTGATGGTGCCGGTGGCGAGGGTCAGCGTAGCGATGGCAGCAGAAACGCCGGAAGTACCGTACTCGGTGTAGGTCGATTGGGCGATGCCTTCGAGAATCCAGTCGAACTCGCGGTACGACATCTCGAAGTTGAAGCCGCCCTGCGACGAAGCGCTGACGGTGATGGTGTCGGTTACCTGGCGGTCGGAGCGGAGTTCCTTCGATTGCTCGGTGCCCTGGGTGTAGTCAAGGGTCTCGCCGGTGATGCGGACGAGGTTACCGTTACCGGCAACGGGGAACACCCCCCAGGACGTCGGGTAGCTGGCCCCTTCGAGCTTGTACGCTACTTGGGTGCGGTTCGATGCGGAAAGAGTCGGCATGGCAATACTTCCTTACGTGGAAATGTGTCAGAGTTTTCGTCTATATCTCACGAATGAGAATCGGTGTCAAGTGCTACGGAAACGCCTTGTTTACGACTCATCCGCATAGAACCTGTACTTGCTTCCTTCGAGGTGCCAGCCCTTGTTCGGCGACCCCTCATCGGGTTCTGGCGCCTCGATCTGGACGGTCGCCAAGGTCTTGTAGCCAAGCCTGTCGTCGACCCAGTCGAGCATCTTTTTGCTGGCAATCGTGCCCTTGCCCTCCTTGGTCCAGACCGTCACGTAGATGTAGCCGCCGTGCCGGGTCTTGGGGCTGCCAAGGTTAATCTGCTGTCCTGAGTAGAAGCGGACCTCGAACTCTATAAAGGTGTCGGGCAGGTTGTTCCAGTCAAATGGCTGGTTCTCGTAGACGACGGGCACAGTCGGGTACTGCGCCCGATACGCTGCGTCAAACCACGTCACGATCTCTTTCTGAATGGCTTCTTTCATTAAGCGCTCCACGCATGGATCAGGGGCTTTAAGAATTCCCACAGCTTAGGCAGCCCGATAAAAACCACCCCGCCTAGAGCAAACCCAAGCGCAATCATAATGGCGATAAAAGTCCAAAAATCACTCTCACTAATAAACCCGCTTTGACTTTTCATCAGTAAATCCTCATGGCCTTGAGGTTGGCGGCGTGATTGGGGTTGACGTCGTTAGCGAACCAGGTGGCGGCGCGGTCGAGGGCACGTCCTAAAGGTCGTCCGGGCTGATTCACTGCACGCAGCTTGATCTGCCCGTCCTCGATCAGGCCTGCGTAAGACCCTTGCCCGTGGTCGACACCGTTGGAAATGTAGACGGTATCGCCAAGCGTGAAGCTGCTATCGCGGCCAAGGTTATGCTTGACGGCTGAAGCGAGCGCCGGGTAGTCGCCCTTGCGGTAGATCGGGGCATACCCCTGATCCTCAGCCACGTAATCAAACTCTGGGTTTGTCCAGAACTCAGGGCTGCCGATCTTGTACGTCCAGCTTGATGCGTAGCGGCCAAAGTATTGCGGGCTGTACTGTAGGGTGTGGAGAAAAATCTCGACGGTCATGCCTCTGATCACATTGGCACACTCAGCCTCCAACTCGGCGAAGGCTTCATCCAACCCCTCCCAGCTAGCCATGCCGCGCCACCTTGCACACCCACACGCCCGTCTCGCTCATGATCGAATCAATCTGGAAGTCGCCGTCCGACATGACGAGGGTGGCGCCGATAACCGGCGTCGCCACCGACTTGGCGATGACTACCTGCATGTCTTCGGGCTTGAAGTTGTGAGCGGCGGCGTCGCGGTACTCGAACAAGGACTGCCAGCGCAGCCTCAAGGTGCGTACCGAGGTGTTCGTCGTCGCCATCGTCTCATTGATCGGGTCCCACGTACCCTGCTTCAGCGTCGCCGTTTCAATCGCAGGTTCGGGCACTTCGTCACAAGTAACTACGAGAGTGCCGGCAGGCCCCTTGGTGGTCTTGCGGACAATGTTGTAGCCGCCGTCAAACAGGATGATGTTGGTGGGCGCCACAGCCTCGGACGTCGACATGTGGATGTGATTGACGCCGATCATGTCAGACGACTCGTCAATCTCCTTGCTGTCCTTTACCCACGCCTTAGCCGCCCATGCTTGTGTGCCTGTAGTGTTCTGGCAGAGTTGCTGCAGGGTGTACCACGTCGATAGATTCGTCGCTTCGTGGGCGATGTACTTGCGCCGGATAACGCTTCCCAAAGCGCTATCCTGAAAGCCGTGGCCGATGATGTAACGGACGCCGTGAGCCTCGATAACGTTGCGGGCAGGAGGACTAAGTTCTGGCGCAAGTTCGAGAATGCGGCGCTCGGAACTTTCGGAGTCACGTTTGCTATCGTCAAAAAGCCCGAGTTGCCCGTTGTACAGGAAAGCGCCCGTATAGCCGTCGTTACACGGCATACGGTTGAAGTGCTTGGCCGCCAGGTGAAGGCGCATGGTCAGGTGCCAGTGACCGGGTCGCTGTCAGGAACAGCGACGTTGAAATAGGGGCGGGAAGTGATGGACGGAGCACTCCCCGCATTGTTCGCGGCATACGCCGCTTCGAGCTTGGCCTTATACTTGCCGTATAGCTGCTCAACCCGCTTGATGACTTCCTTGTACGGGCTGTCGGCGTAACGTGAGAACGCGGCCTTACCGTCAGTGACGTCCTTGGGGCTGAACAGTGGCAGAGAGGTGGTGGCCTGGTAGGCTACCGCATAAGTCGCAAACAGGCGGGTAGCCTGTAGAAACCGATCTTGTACAGCCGTCCTGCTCGACAACGCCGCAACCGTGGCATAGTCGGTTTCGATGGACGTATCAATGTCCTCGAACTCCGACGTCAAGTTCAACTCGTACAACGAGAGCGAGAGCGTGGCGTCCTCTATTTCGTCCGAAGACACGCCAAGGGCGGCACGAATGTCGTCGTAGGTCGTATAGGTCAAAAGGGCCACGGTTGAAGTGTCCTTACGCTACAACGACTACGATCTTGCCGGCATCGATCTGGGCTTGCAGCCAGCCATCGATCTCCGGAACCTCGGTATCGCCCACGATCTCTTGAGCGGTGAGCATGTGCACCATGCGGCCATAGACGGGGCGGACAGTGATTTTCTTGGGCTGGCGCGGGGTTCGGGCCTTGGATTCCTTGGCCTCGACAGTTTCTTGAGGCTTGGAGACTTCGGTGTCGTCAGACATGGGTTCGCCTTTTGATGGGGAGGGTTTCACCGGATTATGCGTTGGAATTGACAGATTTGCAAGATGGGATGTATGATGTGAACAGATGTCTTACTAACGGAGGTAGCTATGAGAAGAAAGACCATGAAGGACCCGGTGACGTTCACCTTGCGGCTCGAGGAAGAACTGCATAACAAGCTGCTCAAGGAGGCCGAGGCCAAGGGTGTCAGCGTCTCCGCCGTCATGCGGTGGGCGGTTATGTCATATTTTGAGGAAGGGAAGCAATTACAATGACTGAACCTATTGCCAAAGCCCCTCGCTCTGATAAGGCAAAAGCGCTCAAAGCTATGAGCGTTTCTGATTTACCAGACTATAGACTGATGGGCGTCTACTATATTCAGAACACCTCCTCCGATAAATTCTACATAGGTTCTAGTCAGGATATATTTAGCCGTATTGGTTCTCACTTCTACGCCCTATCTAAAGGCGAGCACCACAACATCCACCTCCAGAGGTCGTACAACAAGAACGGAATAAACACCTTTGTTTGGGGGGTTTGTGAGGAAGTATTTGATGTCGAGGCCCTTCTTGGTATTGAACAGGAGTGGATAGACGAGATCGGGGACTACAACATTTGCAGAGAGGCTGGCAGTACACGGGGAGTAGAGGTTAGCCAAGAGACTAGGCAGAGAGCGAGTGTTAGAAACTCTGGCAGTGGAAACCCTATGTATGGAACTAAAAGACCAGACATAGCGGAACTTATGCGTGAGTTGAAGACAGGTATAACTCTATCGGATGAACATAAAAGGAAAATGAGCGAGGCTCTGAAAGGAAGTAAGGGTGCTTGGGCCTACCCAGAAATTGCTGAACGCTTGAGAGAAAAACTGAAAGGAGTTAACAAAGGAAGAAAGCTTACCCCTGAGCACCGAGAAAAAATCTCCGCAGCCATAAAAGGCCGCACGCCCTCGGATGAAACTAGAGAAAAACTTCGTGTTGCTTCAACAGGGCGCACCCATACAGAGGAGACAAAGGCTAAATTAAGTGCAGCCCGCAAAGGGAAGAAAATGAACTTGTCTGACGAAGAAAGACAGCGTAGGTCTGAAAATGGAAGAAAAGTAGCCGCTGCGATTACTCCAGAGCAAAGAGCATATATCCTTAAAAAGGCGTTAGAAGCTAAGCGTGGCGTGCCTCTTACAGACGAGCATAAAGCTAAACTAAGCGCAGCAACTAAAGGTAGAAAACTAAAAGGAGAGCATAGAGAAAAAGTTATTCAAGCTGTGAAGTCTAGAGTTCACACTGATGAGTCTCGTGCAAAACTGTCAGCCAGCTTAAGAATATCCGCAGCCAACAGGACAGAAGAAGAAAGGGAGAAATGGATTAAGAATCTTTCTGCTAGCTGCTTAGGCAGGCCCAGTCCCATGAAAGGAGTAAAAATGTCCGAGGAATCCCGTAAGAAAATGAGTGATTTTCATAAAGGGAAAGTAATATCAGATGCTCAAAGAGAAAAATTGAGGCAAGCGATGTTAGCTAAAAGTCCTGAATGGTACGCCGCCCGTGCAGAAAAAATTAAGGAGGGGAGGGCAAGAAATCAGGCAGCTAGGGAGGCCAAGGAAGGTAAATAAAAGCCCCTCCGAGGAGGGGCTTTATTAGCATTAGCTAATGTCACGCAAATGTCAAAACTTCAAACGCGTCGTTGTACATTCTGCGCGAAATGGTCCCTGTGTCGAAGCGCATGGCGGCACTGCGACGGAGCACGAACTCTTCTTGAGCCTGGTAGGAGGCGTTGGTCGAGGTGATCCGCTGGATAGCGTAACGCGAGTCGATGCCCATGATCGTTCCGGCACTCCACGAGGGGTTGTCGGTAATGAACACGTTGACTTCGTCGTTCCACGTCGGGTTGGCGACGCGCTCGTTCGTGTTGATGCGAACGGAGGTGCCGTTGTCGCCGACGATAACCGGGCGTCCAGTACGGTTCTGGATAGCCAGGGCGCCGTTGATGTCGGTAACCACCCAGTCGATGCGGCGCTTCTTGCTGTTGCTATACAGCCACAGCATCCAGGCCTTCTGGGTAATCCCAGTTGTGGCAGCGGCGTCCAGAGAAACAGCAGTCTTGACCTTGCCAAGGGATGCCAGAGAGGCCGCCCCTACGTCCGCATCACCATTCAGCATAGCCAGAAGGTTTTCTTCTGCGCGAGCGTTGCGCTCAACAGCAATCTGACGAGCAATGGACAGCGAAATGAAGTCAAGATTCAGGTATTTCTCAGCACGAGTGTCCCACTCAATGCCAAGGCCGAAGGTCGGGACACGAATCGACTTCTCAACCGTACCGAGCGTCAGCATGTTAGCCGGCTTGGACAGAGGAGCAATCGCCTGCGAACGCGCCGCTTCCGGAGCCGAGTAGTTGGCTTCCGGCCACAGATACCACTCATCGGCGATGGTGGTGTCGATGGCGATCATGCGGTCGTACTGATCGGCGTTCATGCTCAGGTCACCGACCAGCTTGTCCTCGACGAGGGCGCCGATGGCAGGCATGAGCAGGACGCGGGCCTGGTTGGACGGGTTGCGGACGATGACGCCAGCTTCCATTTCCGGACGGCCACTCAGCACGGACTCCAGCGACGGCGACTTGATGCCGTACTTCTTGTTGGAGCCAAGGACGATGCCCTCGGACTCGCAAAGCTGCGAGAAGGCGTCGCCGTAGGACTCGGCGTTGGTCTCGTAGGTAGTATTGACGTAGTCGCGCACCGACATATTCGCGTCCTTGGCGGGGCGAACCACGGTATCGAGGCTGACGTTAACCTCTTGAATCTTGCCAGAGGCATCAAAAAACTTTGCCATTTCAGTATCTCCTGTTTAGGCGTTGACGCGCTCGATGGTGGCAGTCTGACCAACAGCGGTCGTGCC